TTGTTGACTGTTGTGCCATTAATTTGTAAGGTTATATGTATCGTCTCTAGATCTAGAATTATAGGAATCTTAATTGTTTCAGCTAAGACTCAAACTGATTCGTGGTCTATCCCACCGTCTAGACGGCAAAAGGTGTCTCCTTAGAGGCTTTTACCAAATGTAGAGGGAGGCATTGCACCTCCCGTGTCGCTTAACGAGCTACTTTATGTAAGTGATAATGTGGTCGTTTCTCAGTCATGTGCGTTTGAATGTGACTTAATTCTAAAGCCCCCATTACAATAGCTAAACCAACTATAGCGAACCATATTGATCTATCATTCATTTAATAATTTTGGTGTAAGCAACGCCACGATATACGTAAGTTACTGTCATGGTAATCTCCCATATACCCAAGCCCCGTTCCATGCTTGAGTCGTCATGCGTCCCGAAGGATGAACGGACGTGGCGTTAGGATAAAGGTTTAGTACATTCACCAATAACTTTCTGTTCAAGATAAGATATGATTTTGTACTTTGCCTGTGCATCAAGATGTGGGTCTTGTAATACAGAATATTTTGATAACATGAAATCATCACATGTCATCTTCCAATCATAAGGACTAGAAAATTCCTGGGATGAGTTGACCTGTTGTGGCGTAAGCACCAATACCAGCGATAAAGCCAAGCATAGCAAGCCAGCCATTAAGTCTTTCTGCATCTTTCCAATGTGTGTTGTGGTGTGTCATTTTCTTTTACGTTTTTTTGCGGTTTTTGCTGCACGTTTAAAATTAGCAGCCGTAGGAGCTCCCTTGCTCCCAACTTTTCTCATCTTCTCGCCAGAGCCAGCTTTGATACGCTTACGCTTGGCGTGAATGTTTGCATAAAGTCCTCTCTTTGCCATGTTAACATTTCCATCTACGTAGTGCTAAGGCTTTCCTTGTGGGTCTACCTTTGCTATCTTTCATTGGCCCTTTGTTACCTTTCATGCGAGCACAGAAGGAACGCTTACGTGCACCTCCCCCAGGTTGTGGAGCCTTGAGGTTAGAGCCAGTTGCACGATTATATTTAGCTCTGCCTTTAGCGGTAAGACCACCCTTGCGGGACTTTTCGCCTCTACCTATACTTAGACTTACGCTTTTTTTTCTTGCCATGATTACAAGGACACTTCTTTGCCATTATTTTTTCTTACCTAATATTTTCTTTCTTACTGCAGGTGGTAATTTAGACATACCTTTGTTCATGGTTTTCTTCTTAGTACCACCAGTCTTTTTCATTCCTTTTCCGTAATGTCCAGGCATTGTTTAACTCCTATACTTTTAAGTTTGATGCGGATAGTTTTCTGAGAACGTCATCTCTGAACGCCTCATCTTGTGTGTATTCTGGTTTGTTCATATCTCTTACAACCTCTGCCATACTTCTATATGAATCTTGAGGTGACTGTTTACCTGTAACGATTTTAGAGTCACGCCCGTTAGCATCTTCGTATTGTCCCATTAGTGCCTTCACTGCAAATTTAATAGCTGACTTATTACCCGTAGCCAACACGTCATCATAGTTCTTTATGTCATCTTGATCTAGGTTGTTAGCAGCCCAGTCCATAAGAGATTGATAACCTTCTTCACCGTTAGCTATACCTTTAATCTCACTAACCTCTGCATCACTTAGCGTAGGTTGTGGAGGTTGGAAACCTAGTTCATCACGTACACCTTTAAGGTATGACTCAACTAACTCCTTGTTTAAACCAGCAGCACCGAGTTTGTCGATCATCTCATCAGACAAAGTACCGTTGTTTTCTTCAAAGTGTTTGTTCATTGCAAACGGGTCTATGTTGTTATTCTTAAACACATTACCTAGTTGCTCACCATACACTTCGTTAGCTGTATCATAATTAACAGACCCATCATCAGAATAAAACTCATACTCTTTTGTTGGCTCTGCAGTATCTTCAGGTGTACTTGCGGGGGTTTCACCCAGCTTTTTTTGTAGCTCAATGTATGCTGCCTCTAGTTCTTCGGCACTCTTATACTTACCAGCAAGCATACTATTTTGCTTTGCCATAAGCTCTTCACCGATCTTTAGAGACTCAGCTTCTTTCTCTGCTATTTCGTTTGCTACTACAGGGTCATCTGACGTGTCGTAGCGGATTGTTTCTGCCATGTTTTACTATTGTTGTGGTACTGCACCAGAAGCCATACCGTTGATTGCTTCAACTACCTCTGGGTTTTTCTGTGGATCCATTAAAGGAGTGCCAGCAAGTTGTCCAGCTTGGTCAGTCAAGGACTGCATTTGCTGTGCTTGCATAGCCTGTTGTTGCTCTGCGTTACGCTCTTCCATGCTCTTAACAAGGTTAAGTATATCAATACCTTGTGCAGCTGCAAGACGTTTGATAGCTTCATCAGCATTAAGATATTGAGCTAGAGCCTGTGGCCCCATAGTCTGTGCTATGGTTGTTATAAACTGTACAAGTGCTTCTCTATCTTGTCCTCTACCTAGTGCATTTATACCTGCAACTATAGTAGGCTTGACTAAATTTTGAGGAACACTAGGTATCTTCTTAGACTTAGTAAGAGTGTGCATCTTACGGTCTAGGTAAGGTATGAGGAACTCTGTCGTTAACAAGCTGAATAGTCCACCCAGCTGTCTTTCCAGTTCCATCTGTGTCATTCTAACCTCTTCTGCTGTAGTCCTCTCTGACTGCCTTACAGACAGTACCAGGAAGGCTTCAGCTAATCTCTTCTCTAATACATTAACAAGTTGAAATGCTGTTTGGAAGTCAGCAGTTTTACCTACCTGTACAACTCCAACATCATCTGGTCTACCTTGTATGATAGCTCCATTACCTGCGTTAGCTAGTGAAGCTGGTTTTGTCGTGCTAGAGGGTGACACCGTAAAAACAACTTTAGCTGCTGCTGCACTACCCTCAACGAGAGCTTGCATCAATGCCTCTAAAGATTTCAAGTCCCCAAGGAACTCTTCTACTCTAGAACGTCCGTAATCTTCTCCGTCAACGGTGACAAAACGTAGTGGTAGCCAAGGAGATTTAGTTAATGGAGCCTTACCTATACTATCTGGTAGTACAGTTCCGTTTGCTTCTTGATACCAGTTCCAACCTTTGTCAGATCTTTTAACACAAGTATATACATCGACATCTTTTGTGCCACTGTAGTCACCTTGGTCATCATCGTTGGGAGTTTGTTTATCTATCTCTGGTAATCCTAATAACTTTTTGCTAACCTTTTCTTTTGTAACTATCTCAATAACCTCACCATTACCGTCACGTTCTACACAATATCTGTTTAAAGGGTATACTTTCATACCTTCTTTACCCATAAATAGTAGAGCGTTTCCTGTAACAACTAAATGTTTTAGGGCAGCAAAGATCTGTACTCTATCTGTAGAGGCAGCTATGCTTTCCATTATCATTCTTTCTATCTTAGCAAACGATAAGTCTAGCTCACTCTTTGCTTCGGCTGGTATTTCTACACCTAACTTAGAATCATCTAATTGTAACTTAAAGAATGTCGTGCTAGGAGGTAGTAGCCCAAGCATTAGTTTAGAACTAAGCGTAGTTACACCTTTAGCCCCAACGCTCTGCCAGGGTGTCACGAATGATTGATAGTTGTTTGTTTCATTACGCATGATAAGTGTGGGAATAGTTAGTTCCGCACACTCATATGCAACTTCAAGGAATTGTTCACGGTGAGTCGATAGTTCATTATATCGTTGCCGTGCCTTTTTCATTAGTAGCTTCCTCCAGTGCCACTACCACCGCCTGTTGGGTTAACCCCTTGAGGTGTTTTGATACCTTGTAAACCACCAGTTGTTGGTTTCTTGGTAGCTAACTGTGATGTACCTTGAGCACCTGATTTTTTCTGTACCTTCTTAGAAGTTACCTTAGCCTTTCTCTTTGTCTCATCCTCTGATATAGGAGTAGGAGTAGGAGCTGCAGGGGGTGGTGCAGGTGCAGTTTGCACAGGCATTGGGGGTGGTGGTGTTGTTGGTGGGGCTGGTACGGGTGGGGGTGGTGGGGCACTCCTACCGCCACCAAATAGATTTGAGATTAGGCTTCCGCACATAATTATTCTCCGTTCTTTAGTTTATTTTTTAATAATCTGATAATAGATAATTGACCAGCCCTATAGGATATTTGTTTTTCTGATAGGTTATGGTCTGGAAACTTATCTGGAAACTGCTGGTCGAGCTCATCTATGATCTTCTCGATACGTCCCCAGTCAAGAGTATTGTGGTAAGTTGGTGTTTGCATGTTCAAAAAATGCGGGCATACGGGCTCGTTTTGTGTCAGAAAGTTCGGGAGCTTTACCCTCATACATTAGACGATCACTAGAATCAGTCCAAAATTTTCTGCTTAAATATTTATTTGTTGCTGTGGTTTTTAAAGGCTCAAAAATCCAATTAATTGTAGCTTTCCTAAGTTTGTCCAAAGAAGTGCTAGGGCGTAAACCCATATCAGCACATACCAAACTGTTGCAAGCGACATGAATTTGCTCATCTCTGGAAATATCAGCCGATACTGTCCTAAGAGCAGCATCGCCACAGAAGCGATTGAAAGGTAAAATAACAAAGAATACAGCACGTTCTGCTACCAAGGCTTTTAGTATAGTATGGTCTGGGTGAGCTATCCACGCATCACGTAGTAGCTTTGCTTCTTTCTCAGCTTTGGCATCTAGTCCGTGGACATCAGCAACGTAGCCAAGAGCTAGATCATGTCTCTCCTCATCCTTTACGTTTGATTCGAGCAGTACTCTAGCAGTATCGGGAACCTCTTTGCTAAGGGTTTCCGTAATAAAGGAACCAACTGGTAACTCCATATGGCGTATTGCCAGAGCACGGTAGATGGCTTCTTCACTACCGTTAAGGAGGGCTCCCTTCGTTGGCTTAACGGGAGTCCACTTTCTTTTCCTGTGTAATAACTTATCATAAGGGTTCATTCTTCACAACCTATACATGTAATGGGTTTATTTAATATCCCACTCAAGTAATCATCGACATCACCTTCATCTAATGCAGCAAACGCACTGGACTTATCTTGTGTATCACCCATAACTTGGAGGGAATAATATAAAGATGTT